CTTGCTAAAATGCGAGAGGGAATGAAGTGTAAGGTTGTGCTATCTAAATTAGATGACGGCACATTGAATATAAAGGAAATACTATGACAGAAGAAGCACCAGATGATATCTTTGCACAGCTAAATGTTACAAAGATATTAGTAGCAATATTAGAATCACACAAGGAACTAATGGTTCCTACCAGTGTTTTAATTGATGCTTTAAATGAGGACAAGGAACTACAGGTTGATTATGATGCAGATAATCAGACATTTGTATTTAAGTTAAAGGTAAAAGATGACAGCGCTAAGCACTGATTATGGACTTGATGCATTTTCAGCAGTCCTACATGAGTCAGCTTTAGAAAAAGGTTTTTGGGATGGCGAGATTACATATGACAAAATTGGCAACAAGCTTGCCCTTGTACACTCAGAAGTAACTGAAGTTCTAGAAGCTATTCGTAAAGATAAAGGGTCTGAAGAGATTGTAGAAGAAATGGCTGATGTAATAATTAGACTGCTTGATCTTTATGCTGCAATGATGAATGAAGGATTTGTTGAACATTCTTTGGATGAAGTGATGGACAATAAAATAAATAAAAATAAAGAGAGACAAAGGCTTCACGGGAATTTGTTTTAATGCTATACTAATACAAAGAAAAGGTTTATATGACTATACAAATAAATGATATATTAGCAAAATTAGATCCAAAAACTAGAGCAAGAGTTCAGTCTGCACAAGACGTAAAAGTTGAAAAGCAGTTGACACCTAGCATTGGTTTAAACATGGCATTAAAAGGTGGGCTTGGATATGGAAGACAGGTTTTAGTTTGGGGAAACAAGTCTGCTGGTAAGTCTTCTTTCTGTCTGCAAATGATTGGCATGGCACAAAAAGAAGGAAAGACATGTGCTTGGATTGATGCCGAAGCCTCATACGACCAGTCTTGGGCAGAGATGCTTGGAGTAGATTCATCTTCTCTTATCTATTCACCAGCAAAAACCGTAAATGATATGGTTGATGTTGCTACAAAGCTAATGGATGCTGGTGTTGATATCATTGTTGTAGACTCAATCTCAGCACTATTGCCAGCAATTTATTTTGAAAAAGATGGAAATGAAATGAAAGATTTGCAAGACACTAAGCAAATCGGAGCAGAAGCAAAGGATATGACTCATGCAGTCAAGATGTTAAATTATGCAAACAAAAATACACTATTGGTACTCATCTCACAGCAAAGAAATCAATTTGGATCTATGCATGCCTCCCATATTCCGACAGGAGGAATGGCAGTTAAATTCTTCTCTTCCACGGTCATTAAGCTATGGTCTTCAGAAGCTGAGGCTAATGCGATTAAAGCGGGCATTAAAGTTGGTGACAAAATCATTGAGCAAAGAGTTGGCAGACCAGTCAATTGGATTATTGATTACAACAAACTCGGCCCCCCTAATCTTTCAGGACAATACGACTTCTACTATCAAGGAGAAATCTTAGGAGTAGATGCAGTAGGAGAAACATTAGATGTTGCAGAAATGGTTGGCGTAGTAGAAAAAGGTGGCGCTTGGTATACTGTCAATGGAGAAAGACTTCAGGGACGTGCAAAAGCAGTTGCTTACTTAAAAGAAAATCCAGAAGTAGTTACAGAATTGGCTGATGAAATAAATGCCAGATCTTAATGAATTCTTAAACAACAAAGAGCAGAAAGAGGCTTTGCGTTCCACATTGGAAAGCCTTGAAGGTATCAGACCCTGTTCTAAATGTGAGCTTGATGTGGATGGTGGGTTGTGGGATCCAGAAAGTTTAACTATGCAATGGACATGTTCCAATGGACATGAGACAAAGCATCAGGTGGGCTAGTGTCAGAAAGATCAGAAGTCAAAAGAGATGGTGCAAAAGCACAGAAGAATAGTGGACGTGGAGATTATCAAAAGGGTGATGCCAAATGGAATCAGTTCCTTGTTGATTACAAAGAAGCATCTTCTTCTTTTACTTTAAACAAACCAGTGTGGTCTAAGATATGCACTGATACGTTTAAAGTAAGTAGAGATATGCACCCAGCGTTAAAAATAATTATAGGAACTGATTCTAAGGTTCGTCTTGGAATCATTGAATGGACGGTATTAGAAGAACTGATATCGTTTTGGGAGGAAAATCATGAGTAATCCAGATATTAATTTGGTGGGTAAGATTGGACAAGATCCAGTTGTTTTAGGCAATGGCGGATTAAGATTAAGAGTTGCAACCAATGACCGCATTAGAGATGACTCTACAGGAGAATGGAAAGATGGACCAACTTCTTGGTGGACAGTTAAGGTTTGGAATAGACTTGCAGAGCAAGCTAAAGACGTCCTTAAGAAGGGACAAGAGGTTACTATTTCTGGTGTGATCTATGAAGAAACATGGAAAGATAAAGAGACAGGGCAAGCTAAAAATAGCTACGAAATTAAAGCCACTAGCATTGGTTTGACTCCATGGTCTGTTTCACGTGAGAAGATTTCATCTGGCGCAAGCTGGGACATGAACGCAGAGGTTCCTTTCTAGTGATTTCTTTTATTTGTGGGGCGGCAATTGGATTTATTATTGGTTACGGCCTTGGTTTATTTATTGACAAATTAGATAAGAGGGAAAAAGATGGCAGAGGATAAGAATACATTAGAGCTTATAAGCGATATAACAGAGTTTAATGATCTCCATGAGTTCATGCAGGATGAACACTTGGATAAAGCTCTTGCTATTGTGGTAAAATTGTTAATGAATCCAGATGTTCCTTCAGCAAAGGCACCACATTTAATTATGGAGCTACAGGCAATGTCAACTAAGTTTGCTGTTCTTGCATCTGTATATTCAACAATTGCAAAAGACAAGGCTGGAACAGCCAATAACAATAAGAAGAACATTTACTATTCAGTAAAGGAGTCCATAGACAAACTTGTAGATGCACTTAAGTATGTCGTTAGGTATAATTCATAAATGGCAAGAGACATTGTAAAAAATTTAAAGTTTAAGAAGCATACGGGTAAGCATTTTGATCCAGAACTATTTGCCCAACTGCTTGATGAGTCATATCGTAATACTAAACGTGCTGACGGTGACATGACAAAGAAGTCATTTAGCCCAAGCTCTTTAGGGTACGGACATGGAACATGCCCAAGATATTGGTACATGGCATTTAGTGGAGCAATGTTCATTGATGACAATGATGCTGTTGCTGTTGCAAACATGGCCCAGGGAACACAGGCCCACGAAAGACTACAAAAGCTTATTTCCACAATGCCTCAGTTTGTTGCAGAAGAAGAAGAGATTACCAATGAGTACCCACCTATCCGTGGCTTTATTGACTTGATCATGGAGTACGATGGTGAAACCGTTATTGGTGAAATCAAGACGGCTAAGCAGGAGGTATGGGATACAAGGCAGTCAGAGATGAAGTCTTCACCAAACCACATGCTACAGTTACTTACATACATGAAATTAAAGAATGCCAAAGAAGGCTTCTTCCTATACGAGAATAAAAATACACAAGAAGTTTTGATTATTCCAGTATCAATGAATGATAAGAACAAGAAGATAATTGAAGATACATTCTTGTGGATGCAAGAAGTTTGGGATAATTTCCAAAATGGAGATTTGCCAATGAGACCTGCTGGTGCTACTAAATCTAAAATGCCATGCACATATTGCCCTGTCAAGAAAGCATGCTACGATAAGTCTGGTCCAGTAGGAACTGTTCAGATAGAAATGTATAGCGTACCAAAATTATGATATGTTCAAACAAAGAGTGTGCAAAAGATTTTGACCCCAAGACTCATAATCAAAAATATTGTACTGATGAGTGTTGCAGAGTTGCAACAAACAGAAGGATAATGGAAAAATATTATGAAAGAAAAGCAATTAAAAATGGATCTGTTAGACAGTGTTCTAAATGTAAGGCTAAGCTAAGCAGGTACAACACTGATACTATATGCGCCCATTGCGAAAAGAAAAGAAGCAGAACTAAAAATTTGCTTCAGGAAATTATAGATGAAATTAAGTAGCCTTGTAAAGACAAAAGCGCACCGTGTCCTTGGGATAGATGCGTCAACAAACTCTATTGCTTTTTGCCTAATGGAAGGCAACAAGCCATTAAAGTGGGGGAAGATTGATCTTGCTGGCATGGATATATATGAAAAAATATATGATGCTAAAAAGAAAATGTCTGTTATGCTAGAGGAACTTAAGTCAGATTATATAGTTGTTGAGGGCGCCATACTTGTCAGATCACCAGATGCTGTGATAAAATTGTCTTATGTGTATGGAGTTGTAATTGCAGAGCTTATGTCTACTGGGGCAAAAGTTATAACAATACCACCTAGCTCATGGCAAGCGCATATTGGGAATAAAAACCCAACAAAAGCTGAGAAAGAAGCAATACGTACTAAGAATCCAGGTTATGCTGACTCTTGGTACAAAAATCAATTAAGGAATATGCGTAAGCAAAGGACTGTTGATTATTTTAATAATATGTATGGTTTAAATTTAAATGATTTTGATGTTGCAGATGCATTCGGCATTGCACATTATTCCAATGAGGTGTTAACTAAACGATGAGTCCAGACTGGCAAGAGAAGAGTGCTCAAGAAGAATTTGTTTTAAGCTTACTTGACAATAAAAAAGAAGGATACTATGTAGAGCTAGGAGCATTTCATTCTAAGAATGGAAGCAATACCTATAGACTAGAAAATGAGTTTGACTGGAAGGGCGTTTCTTTTGAGATAGTTCCAGAATTTCACAAAGAGGTATCAGAAAATAGAAAGAACCCATGTATCCTTGGAGATGCTACTCAGTTTAATTATATTAATTATTTTGAAGAGAACAATTTCCCAAAGCAGATAGACTACCTACAGGTAGATATTGATGGCGGGTATGATCCAAAGGGCTATGCCGTTGGCAACCCATACCTATCTTTACATGGCTTATTAGCAGTACCATTAAACCAGTATAGATTTACAGTAATAACATTTGAGCATGATGCTAATTTAGTTTTAAATAATATAGCTATGCGTGATGCACAAAGACAGATACTTGATTCACTTGGATATGCTCTTGTGGTTAGAGATTTCCATGAAGACTGGTGGGTTGATAGAAGCGCTATTGGTTACACAGATTACAGACAGCATTTTAAATGGAACACAATGTGAAGCTTTACCAAAGTAAAGAGTGGCTGTATAGAAGATATGTAGTTCAAAGAAAGACAGTCACTGAAATTGGAAAAGAGTGTCAAGTATCTGCTATGACCATACAAAGATACCTAGAGCAGTTTGGATTAATTAAAAAAAGATGAGTGTGTTAGATAAATTTTGCTACAACATATTCCATATACCAGGATACGGAGACTCTGCCAGTATAAGGCAGTCTCTATTTGATGAGCTTGATTTATATTTATCTGATAAAATAAGCAAACTTGACACACCTACAATTTTAATATCTTCTGAAAAAGATTACTTTGATACCCAAGATAAATATCAAATACTAGATCCAAGATCAAAGTTTAAATGGGGAGAGCTTGGTATATGGGCTAGTAATCTAGTAGCAATGAAAAATTTTATTGATTCTGATAAAGAGTATCTAATGCTAATGGAAGATGATATCTATGTAAAAGATAAAGATTTATTCTTAACTCTTTTAGACAGGTATATGCTTCTATTACCAGATAGTTGGGACATATTTAGTTATTTTGTTCATCCCAAAGAATATTGGTTGGGGTATGGAGTAGAGGTTGACAACTCTATACCAGGATTTCCAGTGTATAGAAATGTTCTTCCGCCAGGAGTTTCATTTGAAAGTGATGTAGTAGAGGCGTATCAAGACTGGTCTTTGCTATGCTACATAGTAAATAGAGACTCAGCAAAAAAAATATTAGATTTTGTTAAAGAAAATGGAATAACAGAACCAATAGACTGGTTTATATTCAATAAGTTTAATAAAGTTTTTAATACATATACAATATCACCAGAGGCTACACCTGGGTGTGAGCTTTATGAAACAACATCTCAATTCCAACAAAAGGAGATGCCAATGACAATACCAGGAAAGAGAACAATAATTGACTAGAGAATCCACAGATAGAATACCAAATTGGTTTCAAATGGGATCAACACAAGAAATATTTAATAGCATTTTGTCAGAGTACGCTGGTAAAGATAGTCTTAGGTTTTTAGAAATAGGATCATTTTGTGGTGACAGCTCAGCTTGGATTGCTGAAAACATTTTAACTGGCAGCAATTCTTATTTAGATTGTGTTGATCCTTGGCTTGTCGATGTAGAAAATTTAATATACGACTGGTCAGAAATAGAGGCAGAGTTTGATAAACAAATAGAGCCTTATAAAGATAGAATAAATAAACATAAATCATTTAGTTTTGATTATTTAATTAAAAATAGAGAAACATTATTTGATTTTATATATATTGATGGAGATCATTCTGCGAAAGCAATACTAGAAGATGCCGTTTTAAGCTGGAGTATTCTTAAGATTAATGGTATTATGGCATTTGATGATTATGAGTGGCAGCATCCAGAAGGCAGTCAGTATAATCCTAAAAAAGCTATTGATGCGTTTTTAGATATTTATAAAGAAAAAATATCTGTCATTCATGTTGGTTGGCAGGTTTGGATTAGAAAGACGGCGGAGTAATGGGTTTTGTATCATATCCAAATAAAGATAACGGCTATCAGATGTGGGTTACAGATTTGCAATTAATAGCAACTGATGCACCATCTGGACATAAAATAATTACAGAGTGTTTAGAGATAGCAGAGATGCTAATTAAAAAGAATGTTTCCTACGGAGACTCAGCCTTAAATCCTATGAGACTATTTGCACAGTCAGATTCAGTAGAGCAATTAAAGGTTCGTATTGATGATAAATTAAATAGAATTAAGAACTCTCAAGGATACGCTGGAGACAATGATATTGATGATCTAATTGGATACCTAGTGTTATTAAGAATAGCCATGTCCCAGGTTGCCATTTCAGTCGACTAGAAGTATAATAGTATCATGAGTGATATAGAGCCAGCAGTACATTTTGACCGAATGAATAAAGTCGTTGAGGAGCTACTCAAGGGCAATTCAGCCACGCAGATAGCAACAGCCACAGGATTCTCTAGAAAAGAAGTCCTAGAGTTTATTGATGAGTGGAAGACAGTTGTACACAATGATTCTAATATAAGAGATAGAGCAAGAGAAGCAATATCTGGCGCTGACCAACATTATGCAATGCTTATTAAAGAGGCCTGGAAGACCGTTGAAGACGCAGATCAAAGCGGGCAGCTTAGTGTTAAGGCGGGAGCCCTAAAACTAATTGCAGATATAGAGACTAAAAGAATAGCCATGCTTCAATCTGTTGGAGTTCTAGAGAATACACAGATAGCATCACAAATTGCAGAGACAGAGCGTAAGCAAGAAATACTAGTAGGTATATTAAAAGAAGTAACTGCATCTTGTCCTAAGTGTAAAATGGATGTTGCAAAAAGGCTATCCCAGATTACTGGTGTAGTGGAGGCAATAGTAATTCAGGACGCAGATGTCGTTTGATTTTTCAGATTTAATTGACATACTTGACGGAGAAGAATTTGAAGAGCGTCCAGTAGACCTACAAACATTTGTTACTGATCCAAATTATTTAGGTCTGCCACAATTATCTGAACTACAGTATACGCTTATTGAAAAGTCTTCTCAGATATATAAAGAGTCCACGCTAATAAAGCTTTTTGGCGAAGAGGATGGAAAGCTAAGATTTAAACAGACATGCAATGAAGTAATTGCACAGTTAGGTAAAGGTTCTGGTAAAGACTACACTGCTACTATTTCAGTTGCCTATCAAGTTTATTTATTGCTATGTCTAAAAGATCCAGCAACATACTATGGTAAGCCACCAGGTGACACAATTGATATTCTAAATATTGCTATTAACGCACAGCAGGCAAACAATGTTTTCTTTAAAGGATTTAAGACAAGAATTGAATTGTCCCCATGGTTTGCTGGAAAATATGAGCCTAAAGCATCTGAAATTAAATTTGATAAGAATGTAAACGTATACTCAGGCCACTCTCAAAGAGAAGCATGGGAAGGATACAACGTTATAACTGTTATCCTTGATGAGATCTCTGGTTTTGCCATGGAAAACACAACAGGACATGATCAGGCTAAGACAGCTGATGCTATATATGACATGTACCGTGCATCTGTGATGTCCCGTTTCCCAGACTATGGAAAAGTAATTTTGCTTTCATTCCCCCGTTTCAAAAATGATCCAATACAAAAATTCTATGAGTCTGTTATTGGAGAAAAAGAAACTATTATTAGAACAAAGACTCTTAAGATGGACGATGATCTCCCAGATGGAACTGATGGCAATGAGATAACTATTGATTGGGAAGAAGACCATATCATATCTTATCTGTATCCTAAAACATATGCTTTAAAGAGGCCAACATGGGAAGTCAATCCAACTAAAAAGATTGAAGATTTTAAGGTAGACTTCTACAAAAATTCATTAGACGCTCTTGGTAGATTTGCTTGCATGCCACCAGAGATGGTAGATGCTTTCTTTAAGTCACGTGAAAAGGTAGAGAAGGCATTTAATAATACTGCTCTTGCTGTAGATAGCTTTGGTAGATTAGAAGAATGGTTTAAGCCAAAAGAAGATACAAGATACTTTATACACGTTGACCTTGCACAAAAGCACGACCACTGTGCAGTATCGCTAGCACATGTTGAAAGATGGGTTAATGTTAGAGTTACAAACGAGTACTCTCAGCCAGCACCAATTGTTAGTGTAGATGCAGTTAGATACTGGACACCTACGCCTGATAAGTCTGTTGATTTTACTGAGGTTAAAGACTATATACTTGCACTTAAAACACGTGGGTTTAATATAGGAGTGTGTACATTTGACCGATGGAACTCCCATGATATGATGCAGCAGCTAAAGCAATATGGAATTAATACTGAAATTTTGTCGGTGGCTAAAAAGCATTATGACGATATGGCTATGGTTGTATTAGAAGAAAGACTTAATGGGCCATACATACCACTTCTAATTGATGAATTGTTGCAGTTAAAAATTATGCGTGATAAGGTTGATCACCCACGAAAAGGTTCTAAAGACTTGGCGGATGCAGTCTGTGGATCTATATTTAATTCAATTAGTAGAACAAGGCCAGATATGAATAATGAAATAAACATTCATACATATGAGTCAATGTCAATACATGATGATTTTAGTAGAGATAACCCAGATGTAACATCAACTAATATGATTAGGGCACCAAGAATGCCACAAGATTTAAGAGAAGCAATGGACAGGATGCAAATAATATGAGTGAATATCAAGATAAAGCTAAAGAGTGTAAGTGCTGTGGCAAGCATGTTCCACTTCCAACTGTATTGAGAGAGTTTAATGGCATAGTTGTATGCCCAACTACATTTGCCAATATAATGGAATACACTAGAGTTTGGAACTCTATTGGATCAAGACCTCCTGGTAAAATAAGAAAACATTTTTCAGAATATGTACAGCAGATAGTTGAAAAAACCATTGACAATAACGATAAGGTTATACTATAATTGCAACTAGGCAACAGTAGCTTAGTTGGTTAAAGCCCCGAACTCATAATTCGGTAATCGTAGGTTCGAGTCCTACCTGTTGCACATGGGAGAATATGTGAAAGATATAGAGTACTACATAGAAATCGGTGCTGTTTCAGTTGAAGGCATTGATGAAGACGGAGAGTTTATTTTTCTCATAACAGAAAAGGCCAAAGATATTGCGCCTGAGTTATGGAAAGCACACACAGAGTATATTGATGATGCAATGCTAAAGTTATTTGAAAGTGGATTTTTAAATGTTTCATATGATGAAAATTTAGAGGCAACCTTTTCGCTAAGTCCAGAAGGAGAAGAGATGGCAAAGACCCTGGGACTAGTAGAAATGAATCAAGACGAAGAAGATCAATAGAATACCTCTGTAGCTCAGCGGAAGAGCAACAGACTTCTAATCTGTTGGTCGCTGGTTCGATTCCAGCCAGGGGTGCGATACGTTTGTATCACTTATATATAAGGAGAAACATGAAAACAATAGGAGATAAACTTGGTAACTTTGCCGTTATCGGAGTTAAACCTGGAGCGTTATCTTATGACGACTCATCTTTTGAAGTAATAAACCAAGATTCTTTTCCAGGCAAATGGAAAATTATTGCATTCTATCCAAAAGATTTTACCTTTGTATGCCCAACAGAAATTGTTGCATATGATGCTCTTGTAAATGATTTTAATGACCGTGACGCAGTCCTTATGACTGGATCAGTGGATAACGAGTTTTGCAAAATTGCATGGCGCAATGCTCATGAAGATTTAAAGAAAACTAATTCTTGGTCCTTTGCAGATACAGCACATCAATTATCTGGTGACCTTGGAATTCAACACTCTTCTGGAGTAGCATATCGTGCAACATTTATTGTAGACCCAGATAATATTATCCAGCATGTAACAGTAAACAATTTAGATGTAGGAAGAAATCCAGATGAAACTCTTCGTGTTCTAGATGCTCTTCAAACTGGTGAGCTATGTGCATGCAATAGATCACTTGGCGGGGAGACGCTGTAATGTCTTGGGTTGGCCAGATTAATGAAAATCTTCCAGAGTACGCTAAGGACATTAGGTTAAATCTAGATTCAGTAATTAATAGATCAACTATTGATTCAGAACAGGCAACCTATCTCGCATTAGCTGCAGCCTTTGCTACTGGAAACGGAAAGCTTGTTGCTTTTATTACAGCAAGTGCAACAGACGAAGTAGAAAGAAATGCAGCCCTTACAGCTGGTGCTATCATGGCACAAAATAATGTTTGGTATCCATACATTGAGATGGCAGATGATGCTAATTTAAAAGGTCTACCAGCACAGCTTAGAATGAATGCAATAGCATCTCATGGCGGCACTACAAAAGCAAGATTTGAGGCTTACTCGTTAGCTTCATCTATTGTGGGTAAATGCCATTTCTGTGTTAAAGCACACTATGAAACATTGAAAGAGGAGGGCTACTCAGTCGAGCAGTTGCGTGATATCGGAAGAATTGCAGCAACAGTAAACGCATTAGCAAAGATACTCTCAGCTTAATCTATGTCCTAGGCAAGACTTAAAACTGCCCCAAGTTCCTATAGCTCAGTCGGTAGAGCAGCAGACTTTTAATCTGCGGGTCGATGGTTCGAGCCCATCTGGGGACACAAATATAAAAATGGTATAATTAAAGTAATCAATTTTCTAGGAGGAAATAAAATGGCAGCAGTACAAGGATCAGCGGCAAGACTAGTAGAAGTAGCTCTTGCAGAAGTTGGATATATTGAAGGACCAAAAGATAACGAAACAAAGTATGGCAAGTTTGCTAAAGCAAACTTTCAACCATGGTGCGGAAGCTTTGTTATGTGGTGCGGAAATGAGGCTGGCGTAAAAATTCCTAATACAGTTTACACACCAGCAGGAGCACAAGCATTTATTAAAGCTGGCACATGGCAGAAAGCAGAAGAAGCAACACCACAGCCAGGAGACATCCTGTATTTTGATTTCCCAGGAGACGGTGTCGATAGAATTTCTCACGTTGGAATTGTTGTAAAAGACAATGGAGACGGAACAGTAACATGTGTAGAAGGAAACACCAGCTCAGATAAAAAGGGAGACCAGAGAAATGGTGGAGAGGCATGTCTAAAGGTTCGTGCATACAAGAAAAAGAACGGATCAAAGCTACGCAAGTCACAGCCAGTAGCAGTAGTAGGATTTGGAAGACCAGCATTTGGTGTAGCAGTAAAGCCAAAGGCAGAAAAGCCAGCAGCTAAAAAAACTGAAACAGTAAACACAACAACATTAGAAGGCATTAAGAAGGCGTCTAAAAAGACAACAAAGTAATGTTTGAATACTATGTAAAAAAAGTAACAAACGTTGTTGATGGAGACACTATTGATGTTGAAATCGATTTAGGATTTAGTATATCTTTTAGCTCAAGAGTAAGACTTGCTGGAATTGATACACCAGAAAGCAGAACTTCAGATAAAGCAGAAAAAGTTCTTGGTCTTGAGTCAAAAGAATATCTTAAGTCAAAGATTAAAGATGCTAAAAGCGTTGTAATTAAAACTGAAAAGATGGACAGCTCAGAAAAATACGGAAGAATATTAGGGTGGGTATATCTTGATGGTTCAGAAGTTTCAATTAATGAGCAAATGATATCTGAAGGATACGCTTGGGGTTATCTTGGAGATACCAAAGTAAAAGATTTTGATGCATTAGCAAAGGCTAGGGCAAAAGCAAAAAAGTAGTTGCAATCCTAGTCACCTAAATGGTATAATAGTATGGTCACCTGCCAAATGGGGGTGGCCATATTACTTGCTTAAAAGGAGAATAAAATGGTAACACAATTTGCTATGGATCTATTTAAGGATCCATTTTTTATTGGCTTCAACAGAGAGTTGGAGCGTTTCAATAGTCTTAGTAAGGTAAACAATACGGCATTCCCGCCATATGATTTGCTAAAGCTAGACGAAGATAACTATCAGTTAACGCTGGCAGTTGCTGGATTCACAAGAGAAGATCTGACTGTGTCAATTGAAGACGGAAGTCTTTGGATCACAGGTGAAATTACAGAGGTAACAGATGCAGAAGTTGTCCACAAGGGAATCGCTGCACGTAAGTTCACAAGAATCTTTGAACTAAGTGAATACATGGAAGTTTCTAGTGTAGAGCTAAAGGATGGCATGTTGCATATCCGTGTAGTTAGAAATCTACCAAAAGAAAAACAACCAAAAATTCTAAAAATTAAATAACCGTGAGACCTGGGTATGTCCTAAAACTACCCACTTAACAGAAAGATTAAAATGATTATTCAAATAATTGGTCTCCCAGGTTCTGGAAAGACAGAGCTTGCAAAAGCTTTAAAAGAAAGAATTAACGCAATACATCTTAATGCAGATGAAGTCCGTGCAACATTAAATTCTGACCTAGGATTTAGTGCTGAAGATAGAATAGAGCAAGCAAGACGCATGGGAGAGATGGCAAGATTAATTGCCAAGCAAGGAGTAGCACCAGTAGTAGTTGACTTTGTTTGTCCTACAGAATTAACTCGTGCAGCATTTGGTAAGCCAGACATTCTTATCTTCATGGATACAATAGAAGAGGGAAGATTTGAAGATACAAACAAGATGTTTGAAAAGCCAGAAGATCCTGATGCAAAATTTGATAGTCACAAACTAGATGCTGAGCAAAAAGCCTCAGTAATTATTAGTTATTTTAATCTTCACGATTGGTCAGCACCAACTACATTAATGCTTGGGAGGTATCAGCCATGGCATGAAGGACATCACGCATTATATGAAGAGGCGGGAAAGAGAACAAAGCAGGTGCTGCTTGGTGTGCGTAACACATATAAAACAAGCGAGAAGGATCCACTCAAGTTTGATCAGGTAAAAGAATATATTGCCAAAGATGAATTTATGGATGGTGCATTAGTATTAAGATTACCTAACATTACTAATATTGTATATGGTCGTGATGTAGGATATAAGATTGAGCAAGTAGATTTGGGGGCAACAATTCATGCTATTTCAGCTACTCAAAAGCGGATTGAAATGGGTCTATAACATTTTCTTTGACAACAAGATTGCGGATGCAGAGGCAAGACTGTATTCTAATTGGTTTAAAGAAGAGGTAGACGATGAACGTCTCTAAAAAAAGATCATTTGCCAAGTCTTTGACATGGAGAGTCATTGCTTTACTGACAACCTTTATTACTCTTTATGCTTTAAGCAAGGACATAAACATGGCTACAATGGCAACTATTATAACAAATGCTGTTAATTTTATTTGTTATTACTACCATGAAAGAGTATGGAACTTATTTAATTGGGGTAAAGAGTGACAGTAACTAGAGCGAGATCATTTACTAAAGCACTTAGTTATCGCATATGGGGAACACTATCATCATTTGTTGTTGCTTATGTGATTACTGGAGACGCAACTCTATCAGGTGCTATTGCTTTTTGGGAGACAGTAGTTAAAGTCTTTATTTACTACGCACATGAGCGTGGGTGGAACCACATTCAGTGGGGTAGAAAATGAAATTTCATTGGATGGTCAAGAACAATCTTAATCCCAAAGATTTAAAAACCCTATCTAAGGTCATAGACTTTTATAAGTATGATTCTATGCTACTGACATTCCACTCAGACGAATCAGACTATTGGATTAAGGCTGCCCATGCAATTAATACTGAGGACAAGGTTAAGTATATGATTGCTATTAGGCCATATGCTATAACAGCAGCCTATTGCTCTATGATGATAGACGCATTTAATGAGATTGAGCCAGGCAGAATATCTTTGAATATAATAGCTGGCACATATGACGATGATCAAGCATTGTTTTGTATCCCCACTTCAATAGAAGACAGGAAGAAGCAAAGCGCTTTGTTTGTTGAAAGACTTAGAGCTGTAAATAAAAATTGCCCAGAGATATTCTTTAGCGGTTCATCTAAGGAAACTGCTGAAAGCGTAGCCAAGTTTGGAGATGGACAGATAGTCACCCTATCAAAATTTGATGAGCTTGGATCACAGGGCGAAAGAACGATAGTAAGACTATCAGCTATTATAGATGACCACGCTAAGTTTATTTATGACGGCATGCCAAATGGCAGGGAAAAGAATAATACTATATTTGGTAATAAAGAAGAGATAAAGAATCAAATTAAACAGTTGGAAAATCAGGGTGTAACTGATATACTTATATCTAATACATCTTTTGGTAAGAATGATTCAGATATACACCAAGTTGTGCTAGAGATTTTAGGAGAAGATAGTGCCAGTTTATGAGTATAAGTGCAGCGAAGATGATGCACATGCAACCATGTCAGTACATAGATCAATTGTGGAAGATGACCCAGGCTACGAATGTGTAGAATGTGAGTCACCAATGATAAGACACTTTACTCCATTTGGGATACAGTTTAAAGGTAATGGCTTTTATAAGACAGACAATCCTAAGTAGTTTAAATTAACATTCTGGTATAATTACTAAGTAAGCAAAAATATTGCATTACTTAGGAGATACCTAGTTGACTAGAAAGTTACAGTATTCTTTAACCAGCCTTTTTATAATGGGCTGGCTTTTCCTTTTTGGACCAAGCATTGCAAATGCAGAGGAAGTTACAGTTCAAGTAACGCCTGCAGATCCAAGTTCAGTTTCAGATACCGCCACAGCAACCACTCCTATTACAGTTGAGATAGTCGCAGATAAAATAGAGGCGGCACAAACAACTTTATCACAAGCAGCAGAAACTCAAGCATCAACAATAGTGGCAACAATACAGGCTAATGTACCAAACACAGATACTCAATCTGCTACAACAATTGCTACAACACAAGAGCCCATAGCCACAGCTGTTGCTGAAGCTACTGTCAAGGTGCAAGAAGCCAATAATGCAATACAGTCTGCTGAAACAGCAGTCACAGTTGCAGCAACTGCCCAAGCAGCAGTTGAATCACAAACTGCAGTAGTTGCCACAGCAACAACAAATCTAAATAATGCTCAAACAAATTTAAATACAGTAACTCAACAGGTTGAATCTCAGACTGCTGTAGTTGCTACAGACACCACAAATCTTGCTACAGCACAGGCAGCAGCAGATGCCTCAGCTGTAGAAACAACAACCAATGGGATTGAGGTAACAACATACGCATCACCTGGGGGACAGCAGCCACCACTTCCAGCAGAAAATGCAACACCACTTTCAACCACAACAGTTCCTTATATAGCTCACCAATTTGGAAGCGGTGAGGTATTTAATTCTGGCAGAGTGGACAATGTAATTGTAAAATTTGAAGGAACTATTACCGTTCCAGAAGAAGCAGTAACGGTAAAATATGCAATACATTCAGACGATGGAGCAAAGATGTATGTTGATGGACAGCTTGCAATTAATGAATGGATTGATAAGGGCGGAGGGTGGAGTCAATACTCTCCAACCTATAACACCACTACAGATAAGCAACAGGACTTTACTATTTGGTACTATGAAAATGGTGGAGGTTCACAAGTTATACTTGGCTGGTTAATAATGAGGCAGGATGGAAGTGGATATTTTACTACTCCAAATCAAACAGCATTTGCGACCACAGTAGTTACAAAAGATCCTGTGTTAGTTGCGGCAGTTTCTACTGCACAAACAACTCTTAACGCTGATACCGCAGTACTTAATACTCTTACTGCACAAAAGACTGCTGCAGA